TAATCTTGCCTACATTCTCAGGGTCTTCCGCTTTCATCGCATTGCGAATCTTGCGAAACTTGCCCTTCTTCATCGCCTTTGCCACACCCGGCAACGGTATGATAGTCCCCGCTATATCAAACTCGGTCTGCGGGACAATCATGCTATGCGCAGCACTTGGGATTGCAGCTAGGCCTGCGCCCATCCCTTCAAAGCCAGCTTGTGCTAATGGATCTACAACGCGCCGCTGCAGCATGTCGTCAAACCCTTCTTGCATCGCCACACCGGGAGGGAATGGTTTATTCCACGGCAGTGTTTCCTCAGGCAACGGCTGCGCGCCCATTTGCGACTGGTAGTGCTCAAAGATCGCCCGCCGCTTTTCGTCAGTATCTCTGTCAGGATTGTAGGGGGTCACACCGAATGTCTGACGAATGCGCGGGAAATCCATTTTGACCTCTCATTGAATTTGAGCTATATCTTACCACGGCTAGGGCTCCCTTTTAAATAACCGTGTGCAATGGTAAAGATAGGGAGATTTGGGATTAGCAAAGCTTTAACCCCTGGCCTTTTTAAACCTCCACTTTCACAGCCTTGGCATCAATCGTTGTTGGCAAGTCCTCAAGCAACGCCACTAACTTCTCAGTCGGTATTTTCTGCAATAGCTCGTCCACCTCGATCTTTTCATGCGCGACTTTAACTTTACCAATCATCCTATCCAAAATGAAATTGAGTTTGATAGGACAACCTTCGCTCGCAGCTTTAACTAAAATCGCCGCCAAAGCTATGTCGCCCATCGTCGTGTCTGGGTCATTCACAAGCGCCTGCAGCTGATTGCGAGGCATACGCCAAAACTTGCTTAAGCGCTTTTTGATCGTCGCGGTATTCTGCGACCCAACTGCAAACCCAGCAACAACCTTCGTCACTATCTGTTGGCCGGGTTGATGCGCCTCCTGAGCCGCCTTGAAGCCCGCGTTGGACACAGTCCCGCTAAAGATCTTCGACACCTCGTCCGCTGTGGGCGGATCTTTGAATATCTCCCCAACCTCAAAAGCCGGGTGATGCCCATCATCGTCGTTTTTCTTTTTCTTCTTGGGGGGGCGACCCGGCTTTTTGTAGTTCGACATTAGTTATCGCTGCGGCACTGCTCAAGCCACACAGAGCCGTTCCAGACGAGCGATAGGGTGTCGTTAAGCTGCGGGGTCCAAGCAGCGCTTAAAGCCACGTTTCCGCCATCCACAAGCTGACATGTCGTGGCGCCGCCCGATACGACGGTGAGCATGAGTTGCTGACCCATGCGATAGCCGCCCGGAAAAGTGAAGGTCCTATTTGTAGCCGTGGTGTTGTCGCTCGTGATCCGAATCAGGGAAGTCTTAGGGTTGAGAATCAAAACTTGATCGTCCGCCACGAGGCTAACGTCCTGATTAATCATGCCTAACGGCTCGCCAATTTCTAAGTAGCCGTCGCGGAAGTTATTCATGCTATACTCCAAATGCGTGTAAGGTATTGATATTACTATTTCTTCCCTTGTGTCCGCCAAAAGTCAAGCGTTTTTAGTCCATCCTCCAAACTTTCTATCTTAGCCGCCAAAGCCTGATTGACCTCGTTCGCTTGCTTCAAATTCTGATGCGCTTCCTTGATCACCGCATCGCATTTCTCGATTAATAGCCCGTATTCTTTGATAAAAAGCTTTATCGCAAAAAGCACTGTCAGGGTAGCCCCAAGTGCCAGCCCGGACAGTGTCGTCGACACCGCGATCAGTTGGTCCACTTAGATTTCCTTCCACCGGTATGCTTATGGAGCGCTTTTGCGACCTCCATAGGCGGTTTTCCGTCCAGCTCAACCCTGACAAATTCAAGCCATTCAGCTGCGGGCATTCTCATCATTATCCTGTATTTTCCACCATTTAGGAAGGATCGGCGTTGTATGTTGACCATACCTTGGCCTGCAGTCACTCGCCATTCATAGCCGTACAAATTTGCAGGTATGTTGAGAATGACCTCGTTTTTCAGGTTGTGCCCGCGCACATACTTGGCTTCCATAAATCCTCCATGTTTTGGAGGAAATATACACGGTTATGGTCAGTTGAGCTACCAAAATGATTTCGCCCGATCACCCGTTTGTACCATTAGAATCGGCATTTGTACCATTAGAACTAAACGAAACGAAGTGTAATGGTACAAACGGTTTTGTCTTATATATTATATATTTATATTATTTTGTACCATTAGTACCATTAGTACCATTAGAAATAGAGAGTAAAAAAAACAGAAAGGGCAATTTTAGGCAACGCAAAAGTTGAACATCTGGGGGGTTCGTTTTTAATGGTACAAATGGTACAGCGATGATTTTATTGACAAAAGCTAATGGTACATAATGGTACACCTAATGGTACATAATGGTACATTTTCTTTTGTCTATTAAATCAACTACTTAACAAAGATAGCGTAGGGGTCCTCATTCCGTTTATGAAGAATACCATAGGTTGCTCGCTTGCGAATAGGCTTCGAAAACCAAAACCCCCTCGGATTGACCGAGCCTACCCGCAATTTTCCAGGATGCGGAAACAAACCCGATTCAACACACTGTTTTTTTATGACCTTTCCATAGCTTCCACGGCTATGAGCGTAGCGCAGACCCGAGAATTCGAAGTACCAACTGCAAACGATTTCGCTTGAAATAAAGATGTTAAAAGTTTCAGGCGAAAGTATAAAATCGGTCTCGTTTTTTATAGCAATTTTATAGCTTATTATCTTAGAATAGATAAAATCCCTAAAAGCCGCATGTTCTTCGCTCTTATCTTGTAGTCGCTCTTGATCAAGCTTAATACCGGCGCCGATATCATCACCCAGCTTATGCAATATGGTCCGCTCCCACTCGGGAAAGCGGGTCGCACACTCTCGATCATTCGCCCCTCGCGGTAAGGTCAGGACATAAGCACAATCAGCCAGAACGGCCTCACGATTGGCCTCAATCCAAGCCTTGACGTTTTCCTCGAGCCACGAGTTACCCGGCAAAGGACGCGCAAGCCTGATCACCACAGAGCGGCTTGCCAAATCGATTGTCAGGTTGGGTTCGTTGGCTGTGAGAATAAACGTCACGTGATTTTCGATCATCCTGTTGCCGACACCGAACACATGCCCTTGCAAGTATTTGCTGGTAACGAAGCGCTCAATGATCGCGCTATTGAATATACTCCTGACATTGTCTAGCCTGATCACTCGCTTATGAGCATTAGCCATCAAGTTGATTGTGAATCTCGCTGCGTCGTCTCGGACGTCTAAGTCGCCGGGGCTTACAAAGAGCTCCTGAATCATCTCAGCGAAGGTCGACTTGCCGATCTGTATCGTCTTATCGGCATCATGAGCTCCGGCAATCACAAACAATGGTCGCTTACCCTGACCATTGCTCCAAGCTACCGTTGCGACCAAGGCCTTCATGAGTAGACGGTCGTGGGGCGTCAGCGGGTTGAAAAAGTCGATAAAGGCGTCCAAGGCACCTGTTTGTGCAGGCGCGATGGGCGGGCTTAGCGCAATTTGCCCCGGTCCCATAGGCCATGTCGGATAGTCGCTGACGGTCCTGACGGGCGTGATGCGGTTTCGAAGGCTCCTAAAAAATGATTCCCACTTAACGCTCAGCATGTCTTTACTTTTAAAGTCCCGCAGCCAGCCCATGTCATTTATCGCCGTTTCGAGGTCCTTCGAATCCTCTAAAAAGCGCATTTCGCGCCATCCCGGGCGATTGTTATCATTGACGATATTACAAATCTTGTGGTTGTAACGGACCATGTCTGGGAAGTTTCCCATAAACTCACCTGCTAGCTCGTCCATGCTCCTCGGCATGAATGCTTGCTTTTGTCCGTCCTCCTTTGGCAATTCAATGTAGTTCCTAAAGGCATTGTAGCCTTGCCGACTTTTTGCTTTTCCCTCAATTTCCGCTTGCTTTTTCTTCTCAAAACGGAGAATCTTGGGGTCTAAATGTTCGGTCAAAGGGTGACACTCCTTTACTGAATTCAGCCAGGCAAGCGACTAACTTGTCTGGCTTTATTTTTTGTTATGCGCTGACTTGAGCGCGGTCTCAACTTCTCTAGCATTCAATCCGGTCCGATCAAAGGGCGACTTATCAAACATTTCCAATATTTCCGAATTTGCGAATCCCTTTCTTAACAAATAAATGGAAGTCACGTAAAGCGATTTATTCCTGCTCCCCCCAAAGACGGTCCCTAAATTGAGAAAATCTTGAATATGTTTTGGCAATGGGTCATTGGTTTGTTTGACGAATGTCTTACGTTCCTCCTCTGCGATGCGCTCCCGGTCCTCGTCAGTCGCATGCCTGACTGGGAGTAAATCACCGTCGCGCACAAAAACTAGCTCTTTACACGGGTAAAACTGCCTGCCAGTGTCCGTTGCGCCGTCGTCAGCACTATCGAGCAGTCCCGCGTAATAGCGCATTGTCAGGGTGTAGTCTAACGGGTCGGTTATCCTTTGCTCGAACGGCACGATAATCCTGTAGCGGTCTCGAGGAGGCTCTTTATTCTTCTCGATTTGATGGCTACGCGTTGTCCCAATGATCACGCGCAGCCCGTCATAATCACGCTTTGCTTGCTCAATTGTGTACTCAATGGGCGCGTCCTCAAGCTTGTTGTCGACATCTAAGGCGCATAAGTCCGACCATAAGAAATTGGCACCTAACCTGTAGTTTTTCGCAAAAACGATGGGTGACCAAGTGTGTTGACTGATAATCGCCCAGAGCTCCTGACTGCATGAGTACTTAAACGGGACATACCCCCACGCTTTATCAACACGCCCTTTATTTGCTTTATGATAGCTAATCATTTATATTCCCACGCAATTAAAACACATAATAAAAGGACCCTTGTTTTTATGACTGACTTAGTAGCAGGTATAGACCCCGGCAAGTCCGGCGCTATCGTTGTATTACATCGCGGTGCGATTGTAAAATGGGGTTTACTTAGCACTATTGTGCCGAAGCTTTTCTTACAAGAAATGCGTGTCAGGGAAATTTGGATTGAAAAAGCGCAGGTAATGGGCAAAGAGAGCGCACGCGCCATGTTTACCTATGGGCGCGAATATGGGTATATGATCGGGACTTTGACGGGCCATGGGTTTGATATCAACTATGTCCCGCCGTCGGTTTGGACGGGAGTATTACACAAGAAATCGCCCACGACTTTCGATAACCCAAAGGCTACCAGCCTTTTTGTCGCTCGCACCATATGGCCGACCATGGATTGGCGCGCCTCTGAGAAGTCTCGCATGCCGCACGACGGTATCATTGATGCTGCTTTAATAGCGTGGTATGGATGGCGTTATGGGGGCAATACTGCTAACCCAAAAAACGGAGTAGCCGAAGGTGGAAATCAAAAACCTGACAATTGAGCCGACTGGGACTTGCTTTGACGATAGCATTCACTTATTCGGCATTTTTGCCAAAAACCCACGCGCAGAAGTCCTTCTAGTGCACGGAATATGCAAAAAACGGGATAGCGGTGATTTGTTTTCGCATGCCTGGGTCGAACGCAACGGCGAGTGTTACTTTGCTGGGATTATTAATAAAGAAAAGGTCGGGTTGAGTGCAAGTTTGCCCGAGTTTTATGAGTATTTCCGGGTTACTGACGACGTCACAAAATACACCTTGGAAAACATATTGCAATTTGAAGATTTACACAGTAGAAAGTCCGGACCTTGGGAAGCAAGGTATGAAGCACTCACAAAAGAAGGTAAAATCGAAAATGAAAAAACTAGCCTTACTTGTGGCGATGATGTCGCCAACGATAGCACAAGCGTATGACTGTAATAGCGACTGCGGCGCTGCGGCGCGTTTTCGCTATCCATGCCCTACATTTTCGAAGCCTCACAGAATGTGTGGAGGGCGCGAGCCCTTGGAATTTGCAGCTTGCGAAGCCGCCAAAGTAGCCTCATGTCAGGTTTGGGAGGGCGCCGTCGACGCTGTGCGCGGAAAAGTAAAACCGATGTTAGAGGGGCGCTTTAATGCTGGGGCTTGGGCGCAAGCGCAGACAAACGGCACGACCGACGATTACATGCAGTCATGCGTTGCTGCAGGCGTGTCAGCGTGCGCGATATTGGGAACCGAGGTTGGCGGACCCTGGGGAGCGGTTATGTCGGGCGCAATCGGCACTTTCGTATCATTTCGCATTTGTGATCAGAGCAAATCATGGTAAAAAAATCTGAAATCGACAACATCAAACTCGTTCGAGGCAGCAAATTGCCGGACGGGGTTTATGATTTTTATTGCCGTTTATTAAGCTTTTTAGAGACAACGGTCGATTCTCCCGTCCAATTGATGGAAACATGCACCAATTTATTTTTAATGTCTCTACAGAATGACCAGTTAGATCGGGAAAGCAAAGAAATCGCCATTAAAAGCGCCCTTAGAAGCCTGAACTATTTATCTGAACACCTAAATAAAGGCGAGCCTAAAGATGTTACTGAAAAAGTTGTCTATAGTGATATTCCCGATGATGTTCATTAGCGCGTGTGTCACGACATCGCCGATTCGTGAGCACGAAAGCGGGCTTAAAACAGTGTCGGTTTTTACTGGGAGCGTAGCGGAGGACGGAGTTTTGTATCGTCGCGACTTTGAAGCCGCTGCGACAAAGGCCTGCCCAAGCGGGTATGAAGTCAAAGAAAGGTCGAGAAGCCCATCAACGCTGACAAAGCAGGATTGGGACCGACATTATTTCCACTGGGTGATCAAATGCCAATAAACGAAGCACAAAAAGCAGATTTTTAAACGTTTAAGGCCAAGGCGACCGAGATAGCTTTAAAAGTGTGTGACGTTTTAGACGGACAAAATTCGAAGGAATGCATTTTCGCCTTGCATCAAGTCACCTGCTTTTTGCTCAGCAACCCGACAGCGACGACAGAAGAAAGGTATAACATGTGTACGCTTTTAATTACTTTCCTGGAAAGAGAGCGCGAAGCCTACGGCTGGGATAAAACCGTTAATCCTGATAAGGAAATGCCAAATTAATGACTATGGAAGCATCAATCCCCATTTTTGCTATGCTTTTTCTTATCGCAGTATGTTTGGGTCCCGATGCAATTGATGCTTTTCTTATCGCACTTTTTTTAAACTTGTTTATTTTCGCTGTGACGAATCTTTACAATTAGACATAAAGCTAATATTACTGACCAAACTTTAAACACCACGGACGGTGAGTAAGTGCGCGAAATGCCTAGGCCGAAGGATTGGCATAAGGTTTGCTTACTTATATGATATCCCCGCGATGTTGCGGGATTGGAGATAAAAAAGAATGGCAAAATTTACAGAAATTTATAGCTCACAGGGGGCATTTAACGGGGTGTCCTACCGGGCAACAAGCAACGGCAACACTGTGCATTTGCAGTCCTCGGAGGACTTTTCAAAACCCTGGAAAACTAGAGCTAGAATCCCACAAGCGACATGGGAAAAGTACGCCAAAAAATGGGATGTTTACAATCCTTACAAAAGAAATCCCGCCGATGTTTTGCACATGCTACGGGAAGTAGCAGGGGAAGAAGAATGATGATCGCAAAAAAAATCCCGGAATGATTAAGTGGAGCGGGAAAGCAACGGAAATCGCAGAAATGTACGGATTGACATTTGAGCAATTTCAAAGAGCTAGTTTAGATTTTCTTGAATGTGAAGGTTATATCGATAGTCACGAATGCGAAGATTTACACGAATATTTAACTTACGAACCCCGATCGGTACAAGAGATCTAGCAAATCCTGACTATCCGCTTCAATCTCCGCATAACTCGCCGCATCGTCAGTATCCCCCCAGTATATCGTGAGCATAACATGCTTGGCCGACCCTAGGATGTTGTCGACGCGTCGCCTTAAAAAGACGCGCTTTGACGATTCATAGTCCTTTGTGTCGATGTCTATTTTGATACTGCGGCGAATCGTGACACCAAAGCCCAAATTAAGATCAAAGGTAGGCTCGTCGAAGTCCGCCATTCCCACGTACTTGCTGGGATAGCTCCCGACCCATGGCCTCATATCGAAAGCCTCGAGGGCGCGCATGGGACGGGAAGCCCAGTGTCAGGATTTAGGTGGGGCACCACTGCTTCCTTGACCATCATGTATTCGCTGCCTGAACTCGCACAAAAATACTGCACGTTGCCCACAAACGGCACGAAGTGGATTTGCGAAGCGCTCAAATATGCTAGCAAGCCAGCTATGCATATGAGCGCGACGAGGAAAAGGTAGTAAAGCTTGAGCAAACGTTACTCCACGATGGGTTTGGCTGCGATTTTTTCCTTTTTGTCGACATAAGCGGCAAGCCATACGATGGGGCTAGTGATGATTTTAATCACAATGCAAAGGGAAGCCAAGCAGTGAGCACCGAGCAATTTCAAATCGACGACCATACGGGTATTCCTTATTTATAATTTTTGGAAAAGTTGATTATACAATTAAATCTTACGAACGCCAACGGGCACTGATTGCCCTTCGAAATTACGAAATAGCGCTTCGGTCCAGTCATTCCTAACCACCAGCCTAGTGATTCTCGGAAAGCGAAGCGTTTGAAAGACAATCACGTCAAACCCAACGTCCTCCCCGTTAAGCCACTCTATTCGGTCAAAACGGTCCGCAATACCGATGCGAAACTGCCCGGTCGCAAGGTGGCGCACGCGAGCAATTTGCACTTTTTGCCACGGAAGTTTTAACTCGACCAACATTTCCATGTTGTTAAAATCCTACAACGACGACCCACTGTTTACTTAGCATCGCACCGCCTATGCGCTTTGCCCTCGGATCCATAATGATTTTATAATGCGCTGGACTTTTCATCCATGCATCGACGACTGCCCAGTACGTTTCATGCCCGCACCCTAACACCTCGCCGCTGGGGAGCGGCCCACCGCACAAGTCGACCCTGGTTTTTAAATCGGACCCTGAAAATCCTTGGTGTATACATATCCCAATCATTTGAGCTAGGTAAGCCGCTTGCAGGCTCGATGCGCATATCAATTGGTCGTCTAATCCGAGCTGTGGTAAGTTTCGGTCCAAGCGCTTTAAGTTGATATGCCCAGCCAAAGCAGTACCCCACCCGGACGGCACGGCGGCCCTATACGGCGGCACGTCCCGCCATGGTGGGGTTGCCGAAACGATTGTTGAAATTAGAAAAAGCACACTAGCTAAAAAATACTTCATTTTAATTTGTCCTTAATTTTGCAGATAAATTCGCCTACTGTATCAATTATATCATCATCGACTGGCTGAGACTTGGGACACTTTTGATGCGTGAGCATAGTATTGACGATTTCCACGCCGAGCACTGCAGCGCAAAAGCAAATGAGAGTAAAAATAACGCCAAAACGCACCATAGACAAACCATATCCTTTTGTTGTATTACAAAACTTTTTATAGGAGGAAACATGAATTTTGCCGAATTACTGCACGAATTAAAGGTATCTGAAGATTTGCTCTGCTCGGAGGAGGAATGGCAAAACCTCGAAGAACTAGTCGGCGATGTTCGGGATAAGGTTGATGATATCAGATACGTGAGGGAGCGTCTAACTTTTGAGGCTGAGTGGTTTAAATCCCAAATTGAAGTCATGCAAAAGCGCCGGGCGACGCTTCTTATGAACAAAGAAAAGCTTGAAACTTACGTCAACTGGTCGCTGCATTGCCACGAAATGACTGAAGTCCCTGGCAACAAATGGCGCATCAAAGTCCAGAAAAACCCAGTCAAAATCGAGCCTAAACGGATGCCCGAGCTAGACGATTTTTTAAAGTACGAGGAGCTCGTAAGGCGTAAGATCGAGTATTCTTGGAAACTGGACACCGTTAAAGAGCTAGCTTTAAGCGGCGAATTGCCGGACGATTTAAAACCTGAGTTGGTGCCTGTACAAGAGACACATATTAGATTTTATGCTAAAAAGGATTAAAACATGATACAAAATAGACCCCCCCAAAACCCCCAAGTTTTACCAAAAACCATGCCGGACCCCGAGCACCTGCAGCACTGGGAAGCCCGCAAAGCGCAAATCATGGTCACGCTCCCGAAGTTTGTCAGGCCTGAGCGGTTTGAGCGCATGGTGCGCACGTCGTACTTTGAGGGAGCTAGCTACTTGTCCAAGTGCTCCCCGGTAAGTTTTATCGGGGCTGTGAGCGCCGCTTGCGAGATGGGGCTAGAGATAGGTAAGACGCTTGGCCATGCCTATATCGTGCCTTTTAAAGGCCAAGCAACGCTTGTAATCGGCTATAAGGGGCTTATCTTTTTGGCCTCGAGGCGGGCATCTTGAAAACTGCGGAAGCGCACGCAGTCTACCCTGGCGAGAAATTTGAGTATTACATGCAAAATGGGCAATGGCAGTCGATGCATAATCCCATGGGCGCGACATCCAAAAAGGACGCGGACATCACCCACGTCTACGGCATCCTAAAGCTAGTGAATGGCGGCGACAAATTTGAAGTCATGGAGCGCTCGCAAATCGAGGAAATTCGCAATCGAGCCGCGTCGAGTAACAGTCCTGCCTGGCTCAATACATGGGGCGAGATGGCCAAGAAAACCATTTTACGCCGCATGTTTAAAACCGTCCCAGTCGACGCCGAAGCGGAGTTGATGAAAGCGCTTCGCTACGAGGACGAGCAGGATTATCCAACCCTGACAAACTCCAAACCTGAGATTTACGCCGCAGCAATGCTCGAAGCGGAGCAAATAAACGTCGAGACTAGGGAAGTTGTTGAAAAAAAATCTGCTCGTGACATAATCATCAAATACATCGACATAGCAGAAAAGCGCGGAATTAACTTAGCGCAAGCCACTGGCCGCACGCACTTAGAATTGTCAGAGTTGGTCGACGGTCCGGAAGTCCCTATGATTCTCCTCAAAATCGAGGAGGCTCTCAAAGAGTAATTGACAAAAACCACAGGAAAAATTAAATGAAGTTTGGCAAAGACAAAAATGGAGAACGCAAAAATGCCAAGCACTACAACAAGCCGCAAATCGTCAAAAAAGAAACTGAACGCATCTGCAATCTGCGTGCGAGTGACCGAATCACAGAAAAAATGGCTAAAGGCGCAGATAAGGGCGTCAAAGGGCGAAAAAACCTACAGCTTTGTCATGAGGGAAATTATCGAAGGCGTGATGAACGCCTGATCTTTGACAAAATGGAGCTCGCACGCAATTACTATTGGTGCGACGAGCTAGATTTTTATAAGATGCGGTCGCCGGTTCGAGAAATCATTGCTTTTTGCAATCACAGTTACACCCTTGAAGACGTCTTACCCGACGTCTTTAATTTTTTGCCGCGTTTAAAGAGCGCCCAAAAACATGCTAAGCGATACTTTGAATACCGCGCCGCGTTTCGCTTTTGCAATGAGCAAACACCTTAATTTTAATCTAATGTTTGCCAAAACGCTAAGATGCCATTCTTGTCGACCATTGCCTTGGCTTGGCGAATGGGAGGCAGTTTCAACCACTGGTAATGTGGTCCGTCATGATCACCGCCCCACTTAATCACCAAATCGCGGAAGTAATGACTTATAAGGCTTGGCGAAAAATCCCAAGACCATTGCCCATCCTTTTTCAGAGCGATGTCTGCTGCAACGCCGTATTGATGCCAGGATTGCCAGCCTTTTGAGTAGGTCACAATACGACCGCCAATCGAACGCCCTTGCAAATATAGCGCATCCTGACGCTCAGGCGTTCGAAAAGTCTCAAAGATATAAATGTCGTGTCCAGCGGCACGAGCCTTTTCGATACCCTTATTCATTTCGGCTAAAAATGGCGGATACAGGAGGGTCGTCGAACGACATACGGAGGTCATGAAAGTGCTCCTTAATGTGCTCCTCGAGCGATTTTAATGTGTACATACTATCAATATGACCCATGATCGCCATTGACGCAAATTCGGTGCAAATAAAATGATTTCGGTTTTGCCAGCGGTTTTCAGCCGGGAGTTTTATACCCAGCTTTTTAAGGCATAGGTAAAGGCCAAGATACGCAAAGGCAAAATAGTCATATTTGCAACCTTCGTATTTTTCGAATAATTTCCTAAGGTGATAGTTACTTCCGTAAGCCGAATTACAAGGTATTTCATACGACCTTCTGACAATGTATAGCCTTTTAAACTTGGAGTAGCTGCATATCTCAACGCCCGCGCTTGTCGAGTGAAACACAAGGCTGAGGTTTTTTGCAACATCAGTCATGAGAGCGACATGAGAAACATCTGTATCGCATACCGACGCGATAACGTCTGCAGTCCACGACCTACCCTTTGCGAAAATAACTCTCACCACATCACCTTGTGAAGTCCGTAATTCCCTGCCACAAACGTAGGGGCGACGGCGTTAACGCTGACATAGGAAGCCCGCAGGATTAAACCAGCGATTAGTTTTGACGGGTAGGCAATCTGGTAGAATGCCCGAAAGCTTGAGATGCCCATATACCAACGCTCAACGAACACGTTAAGCACAGTCCCGCTTGGATGCACTACAGACAGCACCATGTAGTCACCGGCTTGCGGCGCATCAACGATTAATTCGATGGCGGTCACTAGCATATCGTCAGCAAACGAGCAGTCAAGGTCGGTCGTCGCAAGTGGAGTAAGCGCCCCAGTGACGCCGTAACCATTATATTTCAAAACAGCCGAGTTAAATTCTTCGACTTTTGTCGGCGTGAATAGTGTCCCTGTAGGCATGTTTATTCCTCCGTCCAAACCACGGTTGCCCGTGCGGAATTACCGGCAAAAGTGACACTATTCATGTTCACAGCAAATAGCTCATTTAGCCCTCGCAAAACAATCGGCTGTGTGGTATTTTCAATCAGCAAACTAAATGGGTTTGAGCCAATGGTCCCGCCGCCCGAGACGTAGACGCCAAAAGTAAGGGCGTCGCCTGCAGTCGCGCCAAGCGCTGACGGGTTTGCCGTGTAGCTTCGCACGACAGCTGTAGCTGCGGCGTTGGTCGTGTCGAATGTCACTTTTGTGAGCAACGACGATGTTCCGCCCGTGTTTAAAGCAGACCGGCGAATCCCTTTAATCGTGGCATTACTGCCGGTCGTCGCTGTCAGGTAGAATAGGATTCGGTAGATCTTAACGGTCTTTGACGCTGAGCCGCTAATCGTAAAAACGTCCGTCGCAGTGTTTGCGAGTTTAAAAACGTTGGATGCGCTATAGGTTGCAGTCGTCGCGTTTTGAATTGCTGCAGATACAAGTAGGCGGTCGGACACATTCCCGATTAAGGTTTGGTCCGTCCCGCCTCTAAGCTGCATAGTGCTGTCTAGATCACCGCCGCCGTTCACTCAATTGCCCCCGGCACGTAAGATTTGATAGTAAAATCCTTTTTAGCCGTCTCGTCCACGAACTTTAGCTCTTTTTGCTCGTCAGCATATGCCCTAGCAATCCCTTGTGCCGCTTCCTGCACCCAACGCAAGCCATCAACAAAATGGACCATGCTAAGCATATTTGCTTCGGGCATTTTAACGGCTCGCAGACTTGTTAAAAAGTCTGCAAGCTTGATGCGATCGTCTTTTGCAATTTCTGAAAACTTCACAAAAACCCCTAAATTAAGCCATTTCTAAAACAGCTACGTCTTTACCAGCTGCGTTGGCGATGCCATAAACATCAACGTCGTCGGATACGTCTAGAGTTACAAACCCACCGCGACCAAGCAAAGGTCCTCGAGTAGCGCCGGAGGAGGTCACAGTTGCAGAGCCAATATAGAGCTCGCCTCCGGACAACATTTGAATCATCAAGTTTTTGCGAGCAGCGAGCGGTGCTGCAGGTAAAGCAACGGCTGTGGTGCCAACAGTGATCACTTGTTGCAAAACTGCAGTTTCAGCTTTGTTGACGACCCTTAGCTCGCCAACTTTGTTTTGTTGCAACCAAGCGGCATCTTGATCGGCACCGACTTGGGTACCGGCAACATCATTCCTGACAACGCCGACCATAGCGAGAATTTGCCCATCGGCGACCGCAGAGTCCTCTGCTTTGGTAAAGTCCTGAATGCTAGGCAAGCTAGCTGCGGTCCACAATTTACCGTCAGCATCGGTGATAAACGGGACATAGTCGCCGTCAGCACCAAGGGCGGTCGCGGTGTCCCTACGTACTGCGTAGGTATTGAGCACGTCGCCGGAAACGTGGGCAACGTCCTCGACTTTCGAACCAGCGTCGTAGGTATCTAAATGGTATTTAGCGCCAACTAACGAGGAGGTAAATAAATTGCCAGCCGCGTCAATGAGGTATGAAGCGATGTTATCGCCGACTGCAATAGACGCGATGTTGGCTGAGATTTGTGTTTTTCCGCCTGCCACAATACCCATTTTAAACCCCCTAAAACGTTTAAGATATTTCCTCGACGATAACGGTCACAGCGCCCGAGCCAGGCGCCGATTTCGCGTAAATTGGAATTGCATCTGTTATATCATAGTATCTTTCCGCTTCAATTCCCATCCTTACGCCGATATATCCTACTGTTGTTGGGTCATAATTTATCTTTATCTCAACTCCCGATGAATTCTGTATACCTATCGCATTCCTTTGATCGAGCGCCACAGCTGGGAGCGGGGTCCAACTAACATCATCGATTGTGACGACAGAGACCCGCCCGCCAATATTCAATCCTGACACCTTCAGGGTGCCGGTAATCACGTTTCACTGAATGATGCATTCGGTCATGGGTTGTTTGCCCGCCTGCGTTTGGCAAAACTTAAAATTTGAATTGTGCCAGTTGTACAACCACGGTGCTCAAGCCTGACGCGTTGAAATACCCAGCCAACGGCGTCGTATGTGTACATCAAGCATCCCGAGACTTCTTTGATTTGCTTTACCGACGAATCGGGGAAAACGTTGCACCAATTTTGATTATCGAGACTTCCTTCGACCCATATTTTGGCTGAATTGAGTGTCAGGCTATTGGCGCCCGACCAGATCGCTTGGATGCACATAATGTCGAAAGTCCGCACATCGTGCGGCTCGCTTTCAAAGTCCGCCGCTAACGTGAGATTTTCTGCTAACGTGACAAGCTGGTAGTTGTCGGTTACAAAAGCCATTATTGCCTAAAAATTGCAATCCAGTGAATTAAGTAACTCAAACTAGCAAAAACCAGCGTATTTAAAAAGCAGATAATCGCAATGGGCTTCCAGGGGAGCACGTTCGTGACATTTACGATTGTTGGCTCTGCGGAAATAGCAGGTGAAAAATGTAAAGGCGTGGGCTCGACCGTCACGTTTATCGTTGGGTTGAGCTCGGGTAAGGTAGGACTAAATACAGGGGAAAATGCCGGGCTAAATGTGGGATTAAAGTTAATATCAGGAAAATTGATGTCTGGCATCTTTAAAGCGAGCTCAGTCGGCAAACTTATCTGTGGAGACATGTTTGCTTGCCGACCAACTGACGAATAAGTTAACTCGATCTCAGCGCCCACAAAATCCCGGCATGTTCTGGATTCCCACTCGTGTAGGAAAACCTTGTATTTAAATAGTATGTCGTGGCAATAGCTATACTCACACGCAAAGTTGGCGTCAAGATATAAATTGGCTGACCGACCAAGAATGGACTTTGTTGCTGGTATGCAAAAGATCCAATACCAACGCCCGTGGCGCTATCACTCACACCTGCGGCGATAGCCTCAGTGAGGACGGCGCCGGCTTCCGAAAATTCCGCATTGCCATTAATTTCCCAAACGCCGGGCTGTAAGAGCAACGAGATAACGTGCCCCCAAGTGCCCGTTGCTCCCACTCCAGTGTTTGTCAGCACGGCAGTCGTAGCACTGACAATCTCGCCGACTTCCCCTGCAGCTGCAGAGCTCCCATCAACGATTGGCGTTAACTGACGTAATGTAGGCGGCGTCCCTCCTCCGCCGGGCACCGGGACAACGATATAAGTCATGCGCCGACCACCACGGTATTTTTGGTAAAAGCTAAGACGGTGATGTTACTAGTTCCCGACGTGTAATCCCAAAACACGCGGAAATAGCGCACGCCCGTGGGGTTTAAGTCCCAAATATGGCCAGTCGACGCAGTCACCGCTTGCGATGCTGACGGGTAGTTAAAATATGAGATGCCGTCGACACTCCCTTGCAGGTAAAGGGTGCCTGCCAGGTCCGAAGCGCCTCCTGAAAACGCGACGTAAAAGGAGGCAGTTGTCAGGTCGACTAGGTCTAAGCCTTGGCTCGTGACGTCGCCAGCTGCGTTGGTTGTTGAAACAAGGGTAAAGCTACGTGCCACGGTTAAGGCTCCTCTGAAAATGCTTTGCGATATTCGGGGTCATTATTCCACAAAAGGTGATGATATAAAATAAGTCCCTGCGTGCCTCGCTGCGCCGCTTTGTTTAAAACGCCAATATAGGGCTTCATGGCGGGGCTTGGATTGGCGAGCAAGCTTGCTAGTCGGTCGACTGAATTGGAAGCGCCTACGCTCATGTCGATAGCTTTGCGGGCGATTTTTCCGCCCATCTTATCCATGGCCATGCCTTGCTGAGCGCCAAGCATACCGCCTAATAACGCGCCCGGAGGACCTGCGATTTGATTTCCTACAAACGTGCCCAAGCTGCCTAAACCCAAGGTAGCTCGAGCGCCGTTAGGCCGCTCTTTGTTAAAGCCTCCTAAAACTCCCTCGTCGCGAATTCGCTCAGGATAATTTTTGTCGGGAAAATTTCGATCTAAGGATTGTAGTTGATCTTTGTAAAACCCTTTTCCTTCATGCGGCATTCCAGCGCTTTTTATAACTGCCTCGGTGCCAGTCTCGCTGAAAGCGCGAACATCATCTAACTGCCGCGTTGCTTCATTTGATTGCAATTCAAGGTCGGCGATGTTGTTTCGCAAATCTTGAAACGGGGGCGCCTGCTCGTAGCCTATTTGCTCGTAGTTTTCTCGCGTTTTTCGCAAATCCTGATACTGATCTAAAATTTGCTGTAGTTCTGGGTAACGGTTATTGGTCGCGTAATTGCGCAGCTTACCTTCGGTTAAATCTCTGAAACCGGTGTCTCTGCTTTGTGTTTGCCGCAACGCCCGTAAGCCTTTCGCCTGATCAACGCCGGAAAAATCTTTGGCGATGGCGTTCGTAGCCTCGATGCGCTGTGACATTTGCGACATGATTTTTTTGTATTCGGGAGCGACGCCCTTAAGCGCCTCGCTAACCTCCCTTGTGATACTGAGCAACGCCTGATCTAAATCATCGACATACTCGCCCCTGCCTTTGGCGTATTCGATTTCCTTTCGGACTGTACGCATCCAGTCTCGTAACTGTGGACCATTTAAGTAATCAGTATATTGTTGCTGTACACCGTTTTTAATAAATTCCAGAGTATTTCGAGCCGAAGCGTTTCCCGGAGTGATGGGCGGAAAGTTTGCAATCTCTCGGTCTAAAATCGACAAAAGGGTAGATTTTGGAGCGGTAATTGCAATGCTTTCTAAAACTTTGTCAGCCTGAGCGCTTAACTCCCCTTGTATCGCCTTGTCATTTTCAAGAGCGCTTTGCCAAGCGTCAACGTCCTCAGGTCCTATGACCTCATTGACGCTCATTTTTTGTTTTAGATTTGCAGCGGCATTTTTTAAATCTGCTTGTGCCTGATTTAAGCGTTCAACCGAAATCGCGCTTTGTTGCTGCAGCTTGCCAACATCGCCTAGAATCTCATGCCGCAAAGCGTCGGTGCCTTCGGAAACTTTGCCCTTTAGCCGACCGTGGTGTTTCAAATAGTAATTAAAATCGTTTGGCGGGACTGATGCCAACGAATGTGCAGCCACGCGACCGACTGGCCTGGCCATGTTTGACGCAATTTCCCCGGTAGCCCCTAAGACTTGTCCAGCTTGCCGAACCATGTTGGGTCCAGGCAATCTATTCATCGGATCGATTGCAAATCCCGTGGCCGTTGCTAGCGCCTCTGATGGGCTTATGTTTTCCTGTTTAAATCGACCGCGTATTCCAAAAGGGTTTTCAACGCCCATAAAAGATATCGATTTTTGCTTAGAAACCCCAGCTTTTTCGTACAAATTCGCTAGAGTTGGGGATTTTCCCGGATCTTCACCAAATTGGCCGGTAAAAGCTGAAAGCACTTCCCCATAGGGTTTTCCTTCCTGAAAAGCTTTAGCGGCCGAACGCGCTGGCGCGGCAGTGTATGAATCTATTGTACTTAGAACGTCGCCGACAGGCTTTAAAACCTTCCCCATAGCTCGAGCGCCTAATTGCCCTTCGAGATCTTTTGTAAAATCAAATTCCGGGGCGTCCTGCTCGCCTAAAAATTTTGATATGCCGACAGTTTTATATCCCTTATCAAAAGCCTCTTGTACATTTTCGTCCGCTGGCACGCGGTAAACGTCCTTGCCGTTTTTGGTTAACTCTAAATAACGCTTATAGCCCTTCGATTCGCCCAAAACAGCGTTTTCATCTGTGTCTGGTACTTCAAAAAATTCTTTCCCGTCTTTACTAAAAAGAAGGCTCATGGCAAATCCTTCGCGCTTTTTAAAGTGGTTGCGCCTTTATTCTGCCCGGACGAACTAGCTGGGGCTGCCTGTGACCTTCCCATGTTTTGATCAATTTGCTTTTGAATTGAATTGATTGTGTTATTGATTTTTTCCGAAGCACTATTGATTTGATCGAAAAACCCTGGAAAGTCATAGCCCCAGAATTTACCAGGGTTGTTGACGTTGGCGAATTGGAATGACAGCGCGTTACCTAGCCTTTGCACTTCCTCGGCGCCGACAGCATCAGAGCCGCGAGCGGAGTTTAAGATTTTTAGGAGGGATTGACCGACCCTGACAGCTTGATCTCGGTTTGCCTTAGTATCATTTTTTTTCAGGTTATCTAAAGCAAGCGAATACTCTTTAATGCCGGCGTCTAATTCAGCTTTCGAGGCTTTATAACCGGCGTTTGCAGAGGCTAAATGCTCAACTTCCTTTTTCTTGTCGATAGGCAAATCCGAACCTTCGGGCTTTGGTGCCTTTGGTTCTTTGGGCGCTTTCGGAGCGTCATAGCCCTTAATTCCGGACGAGCTAACGCCGTCATCATCTTGCTGTAAGTAAAAACCTTGAGAATCTCGCTGTGGCAAAAGCTTCGAATTTTGCTTTTCGGTCAAATATGTCAGGATTCTTGGGTCCACTTGCGGCCCCATTCGCTGACGCTGTAGGTTCAACGCCGATTTCTCAAGCGGTCCGACCATTCCTTGGCTAGCTTTGACATAGGGCGAAACATCAGGCGTTTTGCCGTGCACGGTGCCAATCTGCGCCATGCCCCCGGCGATGCCCTGCAGCGCTGACGAGGAAATCCCCGCTTGCACGTAATCGTCATATGGGTCCTCGACTTCCAAGCGACTGGGACGGCCTTTTAATTGCCTCTGCAAATAGTCTCGCACCGCTGAATTCATGTCGAATGGAGCGGGCTGTTGTTGCTGTGGCGCTTGCATCGGAGCAGGCTGTTGACGTGCCTGCGGCCTTTGCACGGCCATAAGCCGCGCTTCTTCTTCAGGCGTTAGAAAGTCGTCGTTGTATCTAGTAGTCGCCATAAATGGACCTCCTCTGCTTGCGCTCAGGCTCGGACATCCAATTGCCCTTTTTGTCAAAGTAAGCGCGTTCGTCCTCGGCCCTTTGCTGGTCGCCCCACTGCCCAGCCCGACGTTGCCCCTCTAAAGCACTCGCTCCAACGTTAGCAATACCCTGAACTTGCTGCGCCCTGTCGATATCGCGCTCACGAGCCGCTGCACGCTCGTCGCCCCTAATTCCTGACATACCCGATGCCCATCGGTATTGATCATCGAATTGCTGGCCTGCTATGGCGTTACGATTGGACCTTTGCTTTGCCGCCCAGTTTGCCTTGCGCTCAGCAATGTCATTGCGGTAATTGCGCTCGCCACGGTCGTCCTCGTAGCGCTCGCGGACGATGTTATCTTGTCGATTACGCTCGCCCCGCTGAAACTCGGCACCATACTTTGTCAGGCTGTCACTGCGGTCGAGATTTGCCTCCTGCGCACGATTGCGATTCATCACATTCCGGTTGTTGATGTCCTGCTCGGCACCAAGGTTGTAGCGCTCGGCTTCGTTCATGACACCTGCACGACGGTTTTCATAGTCCTGCCGTGTGCTGGCCATTCGGCGATTGAAATCGTTTATGATGTTGGCGTTCTTGTCCGCCAATGTCTTTTCTTGGCCGTATATTTGCCCACCGAGTGACGCGCCTTGCGACAGCGCTTCGAGCCTGCGCCTTTGAGCATCGGCCGCCGCTTGCATTTGCGCTAAAGCTTGCTGATTACTCTCAGCCTGTCCGGCCTGTAGCTGTCCGGCAAACTGTAAGCCTGCTCCAAGTTGTCCGCGACGCGCAAAACTCTGCTCAATTGCTTGTTGTCGGCCTCGCGTGTCCATCCCAGCTTGTTGACGAGCATCGAAAGCAGCTTGCGCAGAAATAGCATCATCACCGGTTTCCCCCATAGCCATGTAGCGCTCAAGTGCTTTGCGCTGTGCATCGCGACCTTGAAGTGCTTGTTGACTTTGCTTTACCAGTTCCGGTGCCTGCTCGGCAATGTAAGGTGCCATTTCGGGCGTGTAGCGACCGACTAGCTTTAGGTCTTCAGGCGTCAGGCGTGACGTATCAAACTTAGGCGCTTGCATCGGGTCGCTGTAACGCGGCTGAGCAAGCACTTGCTCATGATATTGAGGCGGAGCATCGATTGAAACGTCGTAATCGGGCGGCTTAATCTTTTCAAAAAGAGCCCTCATTTCTTTTAGGCGTTGGCGGTCCGCGCCTCGCGCCTTTTCGGCGTTGTAGGCGTTGACTAAAGCCCCAACGGCCATGGTCCCGGCGATTCCTATTGTTAATGGATCCATTAACCCCACCTCCCAACAATTTTTGAGCCCTCTTTAGCTGCCTTTTTGTATTGAGGGACAAACGTGCCATAACCGATGTCCTCGAGCCCTTGTTCAGCCGCTTCGATAACGCGCTGTGGACTGGTCTCGCGGTTTGCAGGACCCGGTGAGATTACTCGCTCTTGTGGTGCCGCTGGCTCACCACGCATTCTCGCCGCAAGGGCGGCCATAACAGCATCCTTGTAGCCCGTTGAATCCCACTGGAAGTTAGGCCTGCCCATTCGCGCGCCTGCCTGCACTCTAGTGGGATTCATGAGCTCCTCATATGCGGCGTTGAGCTCCTGAGCATCCTGGTCTGTTGCATATTCAAAAGGATTTCCGGTCACGGGGTCGACTTTGAAGTATTGATTTGGGTCGACCAAAGTAGGGTCGAAATCGCCTTGGTAACCTGCCACTTTTGCCGCATTCCAGAATTCCGGGATTGCATAAGTATTCGCGCTCGGCACCGTGTTTTGACTATTAAGTAGGCCTGCAAGCTTGTCCTCGATCGATTTAATCTTGGCTCGCGCAGCTTCATCAGCGGCGGTGTTTTTTGCCTCTGCAGCGCCAAAGACGTTGCCCAAATATTTTTCTGTGTCAAAACTCGACTGCGACGCGGGAAGTATGCCTGCGGCCTTCGCTGCGCCTCCGGTCCCAAGCAGTGACATAATGCTATTGAATCGCTTAGCCTCGTCAGCGTTGTAAAAGCTGTCTGCAGTTAGGCCTGTCGTATCCGCAAAATTCACAAACTTGCCGGGGTCAATCCCGAAGGTCGCCATCACCTCGGGTGTTAAGTATTTGGCCAAGTCCGGGCGCTCTTTAATGACCTGTTGTATGCGCTTCGAAGCGTCGGAGCTAGCAAGGCTCGTTTGCCCCACGGCGTTGGGATTGCCCTTTAACTTTTCAAGGTCGGATAAGTAAGTCGTGAGCTCGCCCTGGTTCGCGGTTGTAAGCGCCCCTTGTTGGTCCTCGAGGAATTTCTTAATCGCCTTTTGCGCTGTGGTGAGGTTTTCCTCGCCCGCTTTTCTAACCTGAGCCTCGACGCCCGTGTCCGCAGCACCCAAGGCTTTGGCCTGCTTTGTCAGGTCTTGTTGTCTGCCCTCGAGGCTTCGAAGCGTGTTGTAATACTCGGGCGACGACTGCAAGCGCCCCGTGTCAAACATCGCCTGGCCTGCGGTATACCCCGGACCATACTCACTTCGCAGATAGCGTGCTACGCCGGGAGTTGATTTAAAAGTCTCGATTTCTTCGAGATTGTAATCGGTTTTTGGTTCAAACTTTTCTATTGGAGCAGGTAAGGTCTGGGATAGCGTCTTAGATACAGCACCGCGTGCTGTCTCGTCGCCCGATATTGCTTTCTCGATATCAGCATTTGGTATGCTATATACCTGCTTATCCTTACCGGCTTTAACATAAGCATTGGCTTCATCCTGCAAATCAGTTTGCGCCTTACCTAGCTTTTCAGACACTTGAGACATGGGCGCGAAGCTTCCGCTTGGCTGGGCTTTTGCAGCTTCATAGGCACGTTGGGCACCGGTATTTTGCGGTGATTGTGCCACGAAACTTGATTTTTGCACGGATCCTCCAGCGCCCCCCCCACTACTGACATCGCCGTCGGTCGTCGTCTTAGTCTGACCGCCCGTGCCTGCGGCAAAGTTTTGTTGTTTTCCTCCATTTTGTTGTCCAGGTTCGCCCCCAAAAATATTGGCTTTATCGTTATCGCCAATCTGATTCATAATTTTTTCAAAGGCGTAGGCCATTATCTAACCCCTCCGAGTAAATCGTCAGCTGGCTTTGCGGTCGGCAATGCAGGCATGTCTTCAACTTGATCACCTCCGGGCGCCTCCCCCAGTTGTTGCTGTGGAGGAGGTTGGATTCCGCCCTCGGGCATTTTACCCGTGCGAATCATAGCAGTGAGCATTGGGTCCTGTTCCATGGCGAGCCTGTAGTGCTCCTGAATATGCTCCAAAAAGACTTGGTTATATTGCCCCATCAGTCTAATACGTGGATCGTTCAGTGCCGCAGCGTGCTTTTTGATATGTTTCGCATGATCGTCAGTAATAAGACTTGGAACGGGATTGCCCTTCGACATTTCCTCGTTTTCCGCTTCAATTAAGTCGTCTTCTGAGAGCTCGTCTTTTGTCAGGTTGGCAAGGGGTTGACCCTCTAAAATGCTCACGTATTCGCCCCACAAGTCACGCGGCATTTGCAGAAGCTTTTCAGATATTTCAAGCCTTCCCGCAATCGTTTGCATGAGCGGGTTTTGCATCGCAATGCGAATGCCAGCCACAGACTTCAAATCGCTACCTTTATAAGGCTTTGAAATCAACTGGTCATTCGTGCCGGACATCATCACGTAACGTTCAGTATTACTACCGAAAGTGACAAGGCAATTAAGCGCATGCTTGATACTGCGTCCGATACAGTCATTCATGGCCTCCTGCAAAGATGTCGTAAACTCAATCGCATTTGCTGATAGTGTCGCAATTGCCACACCTGACGATGCACCTGAAGGCGGAGCACCGCGAAGCGCTCCGTTCAAGTTGATCATTTTCATCATCTGATTTTCCATGAAATCAGCAAATTTGTAGTTTTCCGGCGAGGACGACATCAGATTCATCGCCTCGGGTTTTCCTCCGCCAGGTATATTTTGCGGAGTGTAAAACGTAAAGCGCATGCCGCCAATTTCTTGAACGTTGACGTTTGCAGATCGTGGAACAGCGATGTTTTGGACTGCAAAAGATGATAAATTAGTCGCTTGAGCGGAGATGCTGTTATCAAACATTTCTTGGCAAGCCATGAGGTTAGTAAACTGCGGATAGCCTAGCGTACTGCCCATAACCTGTTCAGGTATCATAGGTTCAATTGGTATGCATCCATACTCGTTATGCCCGTCGTAATAGATGCACTTTTCCCCCGAATACATGATCATTCGACCCTTGGGGATTGCGGCACACGGGCGAACGTACATTTCATAGCAAAATACCATATCGTCATTTTGAGTAATGCGCTCAAACCATGTTCTAACGCCCGATACCGTGGCCATCGAGGGAAGTGCCAAGATTTCGTCGGTGAGCTCGGGATGCTGAGCGATAAGGTCCCAACGACTTGTCACTGTGCGAACCTCTACCCATGGGACGTCATCCCACACGGGTATCGTCGCATCATAATAGACGTCAAATGGAGTGTGGACCGTCATATCGATAGCGCCGTCGTAGACAATTGCGCCATCTTGATCAAGGATCGGCTCTTTGTCGCCTCGGTCCGTGCGCATTCGGGTGTACAAAAAGGCAATGCCTGCAACAATTGCGCATTCGGTTAACTGCTTTTTCTTGTGGTCCAAGCGCTGAGTGTCGACAATCTGCGCGGCGACAGCGTTGCCAAGTTTCATGGTGTCCATGATGTTGTTATTCATCACTTCGGCCATGGCTTTAAGCGACAAGGGATTTTTAGTCACTAAAGTGACCATCTGCCTCGTCATTGTGCGCGCCTGCGGAGTGTACATCCTGACGAGCTCGCCCTGTAGGCCTTCAAAGATCAGCGATGTGTCCCAGCTACCAGGGTGCAACACTGGGGAATAGTAAGCAAGGGTGTTACGGACCCAAGCAGTCCGAAATGGCGACGTCGAATAAATGCCCCACTCGTTATGTATCCGAGCCATAAGGCGGACGATTTTCTCGCCCTCGTCAAGTAACCAAAACTCGTTTTTCAACGGGTAACCCTTTCAGCGTAAGGCCTAATGGCCCAAGATTGGGCTTGCAAGTTGATTGCTTCGCCCGCCTCTGCATGTGTCATTATGGTCTTGATAAATGTAGTCCGTTGTTGCTGAATCGGCACATAAATTCGACATATGGGTGCCGGTCCGGTGCCAATTGGTAAATCGATGCCGTAGGCTTGGGCAAAATAGTCAAATGCGAATGGGAAATAGCCAAACCCTGCGCGTTGCCACACAGCACGCCAATCGACTTCGTTGGAACCAAGGAAAACGTCGCCAATGAAGTAAATGGATAGCCTCGAGCACTGGTCCGAGCGGAAGTGTAGCTGCGTTTGCGAAAACTGCTTGGATCGCCCCACGAGTCCTGCGTGAAAGGGCGCTGTGGCGATTTCCGAGACAATGCGGCCGTATAAAATCGGCGTATCAGCTGCGACAAGGGTCGTTTCGTTAAGAAGGGTGACCGAGTAGGTATTGACCGCTGTAACGACGGGTATGGTCAAGATGCGGTTGATCACGTTGCCAAGCACTAGGATGTCGCCCCGCTCAGGGATGGCCGAAGCGGACACAAAGACGATGTCTTTGAGATTTGACGCGACACTAACGACGGTTGTCGAATAGTTTTGGTCACAGAAATCAATCCTAGTCTGGCTTTTGCGCTCCCGAAGGATCCGGTTTGTCAGGGTGACGAGGGAAAGCGTGTCCTCGGGTCCGACACACCCAGCGATGAATAGCTTGTCCCAGGTGGTCCACTCGTCCGTCAGAGTGTTGTAGATATGGCATATGGAAAGCGACGCGTCGTTAGGGCGACTGCATGTCAAAAGGTAAATTCGCTCGGATTCATAAGCCACACCGTGGGAAAGCGTGTCAGCCCGACCTAAAATCGGCCGAATGTCCTCCTCGATTTTGCGCGAGATGATATTGACCGCTGTTTCACTGATCAAAACTACGCCCACGTTGGAAAGCATCGCGACTTGGTTGTTGATCACGGCAATCGTGTCAGTTCCGGCGCATAAAACCGTCGAATCGAGTATCGTAACCACGAAGTTGTTGGGATTATCGCCCGCAAGTCTGAAAACGCCATCTTCTTTGATGATAATCAGCGAATCACGGAGCGCAGCGATGCGCAAAATAGCCTGATTTTCGCTACCAACTGGCAAAAACTGAATGGTTGGCACCGCTTCAGGCTCGGACACTTTAGAAATGTAGAGGTTATGGCGCTCGTTGGTCGTCGTGCTGATCACCGTGCCATATGTCGTCGCAATCACGGGCTCAAAACCCGCGCCCATGGCTGTAGCACTCACTCTAACAGCGATAGACGCGGGAAAGCCACGGGCAAAAATCCCAAATTGACCTGGCACTTCAGTGAAATCGGACAAGTAACGACCGTAACAAAGACCCGACGACTTGCGGGAAATCGCTTTAACAATCCCTAGCGCAGTGTCGGCCAATTGCACAGCAAAACTTGAGCTCGTCTTATTGAGTTTGAAAATTGGATTGGTGCCGTTGGTCACGCCTTCGAACCAAAGGCTAGTGGGCGTCCCTGAGCCTGTCAGGGCGACGTCGAAAGTGGTGCCGGTAACGCCCGATACCGTCGCCACCTGATTAGCGTAGGACCCGCCGATAAAATTACTTACAAAAACCGTGTCACCGTTTGCAAACCCGTGTCCACTATATGTTACCGTGAGCGTGCCAGCCCCGGCAATAGACTGACTATAAACAAGGGTATTCGCTACCCCCTCCCGAGCGACGTAAGTTTCCTCGGTCGTCGTGACGCCGTCGATAATCCTGACAATAAATTGGTCGCCCGCAGTCATGAGCGTCGGGTTGACAACCGACAGGTCGAGAAAAGCCCGCGTCGTCACGTCACTGTAAAAGGCATAGTTTTTAAACAGCGCTAAATCGTTTGCCTTTGGTGGGCGAGCGTTGGCTTGGAATTCGCCTTCCTGCGTGTTTTCGTTGGTGTATAGCTCAGCGCCGAGCAGTAACGGCGCAGTGATGTCGGTAAAAAATAGGATGTTTGACGAAATCTCAGTCGCGGTCAGCGTCCGCTGGGTCACTAGTCGGTAATCACCGAATACACTGCCAGCGATGTCAAAAAGCCCGCTTCTATAGATTTGTGCAAACCAGCCTTGCGATACATCGGCGCACTCCTCGGGAACGCTAAATTCAAGCAAAACAGCTTCGGCGCGGGCGTAGCTGATCGTCCCGGACATCGGATCGCCTGAGCTCACCGTGTAAGTAAACGCCGTGGGCGTCGTGACGGTAATTTGGAATGTCCCGTTGGCGTCCGCGTCAGCCGCATCGCTTAGAGCTAAGTACTGCCCAGTCACAAGGCCATGAGCCGTGGTTGTTGTCACAGTCACAGTCCAGGGACCAGCCCCCGCAGAAGTGTAGTTTGCGGAGATTTTCGGATTTGTCAGGGTTGCCACGTCGCCCGGCGCACCGAGAATCAAGTTGTCATTTGCGTCTTTGCGACCAAAAACGATTCGGTATCCGACCACTTTATCAGCTGTAAACCAGTCCGCCGGCTGACCAGGGTAAAATGCAGCAAACCCGTCCTGACCGGAAGGAGCGCCCGTTGCACTCACAAGGCTATTGTAGGCGGTGAGTTTGAGCACTCCGTTGTCGGTAGTGACGTAAAGGTTTTCACTCGCTTGCATGGTATGCGGCACGCGGGTACCCGAGACGCTCCAGGTAACTCCAGGCTCAGCGGATAAAATCGTCTCGCTCCCAGTTTCGTTAGGAGCGGTGCCGGTATTTGTATAGTAACTAACTTGGTTACCATATAAGGCGAGTAATCGATTTTCATATTTAACAACCGATTTTAATGTTCCCGCGCCTGGCACGAAGTAATTATAAAATCCGCGTCGCTTAGTTAATACAAAATCGCTGGCCACAGTAACATTGCTTGCGACTTCTAGAGCGCCATCAGGCACCTCGAAGCTGTTACGCTGCACATACCGCCCTCTGAATTGGCGTATCTCGGGATAGGTATAGCTCATGGAGGACCGATCCAACGCCGTTGCGCAAATTTGTTGCCGCGCACGAGCGACCGGCGGTTAATGACAATCACGGGCTCGCCGTCGATTCGCGGGCTCATTAGCGACTTAAAGTCTTTTTCTTCGTCGGGTATATCCTGCTTTTTTATTTGATTAGCAGCATCGTAGTCGCCGATTGCCTGAAGGACTTTATAGCTAACATGTGATGATAATAGACCAATGCACTCATTAGGCAGAGAGTTAACAACAGGGCTATAACCTTGCGGACAAACATAGTCACCTGCACTAAGCGAAGTGGGCACTTGCCCGGTTGTAAAGCGCACGGTATTGCCGGAGATACTTTGGACGGTGCGGTCAAACTCTAGGATTGAGCTCCCCGACCGACGCTGCACGAAATCGACTTGGGTGCCGGTAGTGAGGAAGGTTGGGATGCCGTTTAAAGTCACTTCGTCTAGTCCCGCGACGTTATACTGCACGCTAGCGACCACGCCTGCGTCGGACTCGATCATCAGCTTGCTAGGAGGCATGCGCCAAATCACTGTCAGGCTTAGGTCGGTGACGTTGTTTTGTGGCGCTGGGATTAAATGGATTTGGTCGCCGTGGAAGTTGAATCCGGTCACATTGGTCGACAGAAGGAAGAAATTTTCCTCCTCGAGCGCGATAAGAGGGAGATTTCGGGCGTTGAGCAGGCTGTCGTTGATTAATATATCTCGTAATCCGCGCCCAACAGCCCGGTATGGGATATCGTAAAACGCTTGTCCGCCTACGAGCGGAACATTGTCCCGTCGCACGAAGAAATCTGTATCAAACGATTCGATAAGCGGCACCAAGCGACTAGAAATCACCATATCAGCTAGTGCCAGGATGTCAGCGTCAGTTAGCAATGGCTGGCTTGCCGGAACGCTGACGGCACGCTTGACCACTGCTAAAACTTCGCCGCTTGAAATCATTTATTCATTCCCCCAAATTTACCAACAGGCTTTTCAGCCTTTGTTGCCATGATCACAGCCTTGGTGCGTCCACTAGGAGCGCTTTGGCGAGATTGCTTCATGAATTTAGCTATCGTTGACTTAAAGTCCTCGTCCTCGGGTTCCATGGCGTTTTCTTCGAGCTCCGAAATGCCTCCTTCGTGCTCCTCGGCCTCCTCCTCGGGAGTTTCCGAAGCCTCATGCAAGGCTTGAGTTGGGTCGATGGCCTTATCGCCGTCGCCGTCAGCTTCCATATCAAACATAGCTTTGATTAGCGCTTTTAACGCCGTCATTTTCTTTTCGTTGACCATAGCGTGCATGTTATTTTGCCTCCAATAAAGCTAGGCGTGCTTCAAGGTCACTGTTTTTTGCGGATAGTTCTTGAATTGCTTTGACCAAAACTGGCACCATGTTTGTTACATCTAAAGACAACAAGGTGGGTTCCCCATCGATTTTTCCATAAGAGTTTGAATGAACTAATTCTGGTAAAACCGTTTCAACTTCTTGAGCGATAAAACCCAAGCGTTTCGGACATTCATCTTTATCGTCATTATAGTTGTAAAAAACCGAACGTAATTCCATAACGCTAGATAGTCCGTAGGACAAATCTGCAATATTCTTTTTTACATTAACGTCTGAAATAGCCGTCCAAGATGTTGCGCCGTTTGTTAATTGCACGCCGCCAGTAGCGCCGCACCTTGCTTGTAAAGCGTTAATTGATGTTATGTGCCCAAGACTACCTGTATCTCCAGTTGCCGTAGCATCTTGAAACGACATGCCGCCGCCAGAACCACCGGCAGATCTAACCTCGACCACAGAACTAGAAGTTAAACCCTGAACTCTTAATGTATTGGAATTGGACTGTATCGTATGAGTTAGCGCTCCAGAACTTGGTCCTAATGTCCAAGCACCGGCATCCGTCCGCTGACCAACTACTGTGCCGCCGATGGCATTAAACGTCATTACTCCGCCTGGAGTAGCCGAAATTGAACCACGGTCACCCGATCCATTATGAAATTGTAGTGTCGATGTTGAAGCTGCACCTGCTTGTATGCGTAGGTCTGTATCGGCGTTAGATCGCACTTCGTGAGTAACAGACGCTCCAACAGCAGGCCCTAATGTCCAAGCGCCCACCCCGTTACAAGATCCGTAATTCGCGCTTGCTGAACGGTTAGTCACGGAAAACGTAGTGTCGGCAGAAGTAACTCCCGCCGAGACGACAAGGCCATTGCTTTGACCTGATGGTGCAGAGGCATTGGTTGCCTGTATTTTTACGGTATATCCGCCGCCGCCAGCTGATTGTATAAGATGCTCACCTGAAGATGAGGGCGATCCAATAGTGGTTAAAGCTGATGTTGTCAAGCCTTGGCTAAATCCAGGGGCACCGCTCCCCGCCGCATTAACAATCGTATCTGCCTGTACTGTCGAAGCCATAAAAAACCCTTTATATTGCGCGGACGGTGCCGTCAGTTATGATTAAATCGCCGTTCACTATGATGTTGTTAAACACTGCTAAATAAGCACTGGCATTGTTGAGTGTCCAAGTCTGCCCTACATTTATCGTCGGATTGACAAGCATCACGCCCGTGGCAGTTGAGAGCGTCAGGTTGTTGGCAATCACGATAGGATTCGCCACGCCTTGGTTAAATGTCTTAAGCGTCGTGACGATGTCTACCCACGAAGGTGATGCCGCACCAAGAGCCATGAGCAATTGCCCTGTAGCGCCCGCATCTAGCTTGGTCGCAGCACCCGCAAGTCCGCCTACAATCAGGTCGCCTTCGCTATCCATTGGGTTAACGAGCGGAGATACCCACTCTAACCCGTCAGCTTGTGCGCTATTCGCCGAAAGCACCTGGCCATTGGATCCTACAGCCTTGCGGACATCGTTGGTGCCGTCGTTGACGATGATGTCGCCCTTGGTCGTGAGCGGCGACAGGGCGTTAAAGCCCAGAACGGCCGTTGTTTGCCCCGTTCCGCCGTTAGCTATGGGCAAAGCCCCAGTGACTTGCGTCGCTAGATCGATAGGCACCGTGGGCACCGTTCCGGAAGTCGGGAATGTCGCGGTGCCGTTGACGCCTGTACCGCCCTTGGATGTCGGCAGAATGCCAATAAAGTCGGCAGGCGTGACACTGCCTGGCGTGATAAATGGACCGAAAACATCCCAGTTGGTGCCAGTAAAGACGATGGCCACACCCGAGTAATTCTTATCGAGCACTAAAGTCGCTGCGCCGCGAATGGTCTCAGCGCCGTTAGGCGTAATGGTTATGTTGTTGGTCGCTGCGTCGCCCTTGCCGTCAAGGATGAAAAAGATTTGCTTCGCCGCACCTGCAGGCAGGGTCACAGCTACGGCGCCGGGCACTGTCAGGTTGGAAACAACCACGCAATCAGTCGTCGCAGCAATCGACACCGGGGTTGATGTTGCTACCCTCGACGCGAATTTCTGGAAGCTAGTGCCTTGTGCGCTGTCGGCAATAGCTTGGAGGAACGCTGACAGCTGCGTCCAGTTGAGCTCTGTATTTAGCGGGATCGAATAACTGGTAGGTGTTGGATTCGTCGACCCACCTGGCCATTGTTTGGTAATTGGCATACTAACCTTTGGTGATGAATCGACGAGTGCTCCCGATTACGGGAGCCTCGTCACTGTGATGAAAGCGCACTACGCCGCACATAAGGACGGAAAACCGTTAGCTAGCTGCCTCGTCATTGATGTTATAAAAATAAATTTGTTTAGCTGGCTCATGGTTGAAAATGTACTGATCGGAGTACGACCGTACACAGTACCCCGCCATATTCTGAAGAGGGAAAATTACGTCTTGGTTCATGCCAGGCACTTGGAATGAAACTTCTGCGGATCCCGACCGTGACCATGAAGGGCTGTGGAGCGCCATTGCAATCCCTTCCTTCATCATGCGGTGAGGACGGAAAGTCGCTTTCCCTGCTTGGGTGTAGAACGTTACGGATTCAAAGCCCTGAGTAGCTTCGCCGGACTTGTAAGAGCTATCGTAAACTCGTAGGCCAGCTTCAGTGGAAGCAATCGTTGCCCAACTTCTTGGGTTTAGCCACACGTCAAGGTCGCCCTCGAGGTTACCCTTGTTGACCGCATCGGCCACAGCTTCTTGGAAGCGAGGCAGTGTGATTTTTTGATTCTGGCAATCAAACTGGTTTGCGGACCAAAGCGAGAATTCGGTGTTGTCGATACCGAATAGCAAGCCAGTGCGGTTAAGGATGTAGTCAATCCCGTAGTATTCCTTGCCTGCTCCTTGCATACCGTCAAAGCAGATTCGAGAGGAACCAACTGCGGAAGCTGCAACAGGAGTGAAGTCGACCTTCAGGATACCGTATTTCGAATCGACTGCGACCACTTTACCGGAAGCTTGAATCACACCGGTTGTCGAGACTTGGTGAATCCTGACACCTTCGAAGCCTAGCCAAATGCCCGATGCAAAATCGCCTGGCTTAAACAAAATGTATTTACCAGCTGCGTTGATTCCTGCGGTAAATGTGATCGAACCAAAACGAGTGTTGGGCAATGTGCCAGTGCCGTTTGTGAATGCTACTCCACGATACACTTGCGATGCATACGAAACAGAGCCGAGCAAGTTAGGTGCGCGCCCGTACAACCGTAAACATTCCTGTAAACGATTATGAGAGCGGAGGTTGTTGCGAATCACGAACTTGGTAGCATCGAAAAAAGCCTTATCATTTCCGCCACTTGAACGAGACATCACCCCCCATGGGATAACACTTGGGAGCACCGAAATATAGGGAGTAACTTCGGTCTGACGAACGGTACCAGCGATCGCGGGGTTCAATTCGAACGCATCTGTCGAATCTGACAGGGTAAATCCCACCTCGTTGGTTAATACGACCGCCTCAATATATTTTTCTCCGACCTTTTGCTTTTCGTTGAACGGAATATACTTTCCGAGTGGTTGGTCCTCGGGCAAAAGGTTGGTTAAGTCCCCGTAAACTCTCTTGAATGTTTGTAAGACATCGGCATTACTTGTCTGTGACATATATGTATTTCCCTATTGTGTGATTGTTACTTGGCTTTGAAAAGGAAGCGAATCGACAGAATGCCGCTAGTCAGCGCATCAAGGCCGGTCATAACGAGCCGTGCTGCGATGTTGCCGTCAGCGCCCTTAGCGCATCCGTTTGTCAGGGATGAGGAGCTAAGCGTAGTGCTTGCGGGCATTGCGACATCAACGCGGGTCGTCAAATCGTCGACATAAGCTTCGACCGCATAAAGCTGGTCTGCTTGCCTGCCAAAGTTAACAATGCACCCAAAGGCGTCAGTGCCTAGGGATGTCGCATCAAACTGAGCGAGCAAAAACTCGTTCGTGGTGCCTAGGAATGAATCGATCACTGCTTGCGATGCGAGCGCATCAAACGACGTCAAAACCGGCGTCCCTTGGGGAAGCTGGCTAACGGTCTTTGCTGCGGTGATTTGGAACATAAATTGGACGACGTGTGGGTTGTTTCGTCCAATCTTATCCTGCCAAAAAAATAGCCCCGGACTTGATGCCATTTAGATTATCTCCCAAATTTCTTTTCGAGTTTTTGAAAATATTGGTCGGTTGATAACTTCTTCCGACCGCTTGAGGGACTTGGTGCTGCGTCTCTTTGGGGAGCACTTTGGCGGGCGAACGGGGCTTGCGCTTTGGCTTCCTCGACGAACATCTTGCGGATTTCCGCTAGTTGATCTTTAGAAAAAAGCTTGAGAACGTCCTGTGGTGAGGCTACGTTGAGATACTCCTGAACATCCTCGTTTAAACTTCGTGTCGCTAACTCTAACGCTTTCGTGGATGGCAATGGCGCTTGGTTTTTTTCCAAGTTTGCATACATCGCTTCCGCTACGCGTCTTATTAATCTCGGTGTTTTTTTACCTTTAAAAGATACTAAGGCCTTTCCTATCTCGTCGTCAACCTCGGCATACGCTCGCTCGAGTATCATGGCCTCGGCTTCCTGCCGCTGTTTAGCAGTCATTTCATCCAACTGCTTTTTGAGAGATTCCTTTTCGGCCTCTGCTTTGCGACGAGCACGCTCGGATTCAGGGAGTTGTTCATACTCGATTTGGTTGAGCAGTTTTTTTTCTGCCCACTTAAGCACCTGCTCCTCTGGGACACCGAGCTCACCAGACAACCATTCAAGGTCGCCGGACATCGCACGTTGTTTGCGAGCCTCCTCCTGCTTACGGATCGCAGCCGCCTCTTGCATGCGTTTGTTTGCCGCTCTTGAGTGGGAGTAGCCACGCTTGAGCTCGTCTAAGTCGACTTCCATTTCCTGGCCGTCAACAGGCACTTTAAAGCGCTGCGGCATTGTTACAGGAGGAGGAGTAATAGCAGAATTGCCCTCTGAGCCAGCGCTAGACGCGCCGTCAGAAGAGCCTGATAGCCCTTCGGTCATAAAAATTTGCCTCGCCTAAGCTGGTTAGAGTTGGCAACATTCTAAGACGAGGCATTAGCTTTAGTAAAGGATGATTATTTCAACATCGACCGGTGCGGTGGGAGTTGGCGTGAACACAGCTTGCACAAAAGGCTTGCCAGCTGCAGTAAACCCCCACTGCAAGGGGCGAGATAGCGCGTACGTCGTGTCGAGCACCCGGCGAGCCCGTATCTCTGTCGGTCGCTTGTTGGCCAAGTTGATTGTCAGGATTGACTGGTCGGCTATACCAACGGTGCGTATCTCGCAGTCGATGTTGTCCGCGTAGGTCAGCCCGTTGCGCAGCGCTCGCAGGGTCACTTCCGCGAACTGGGCTTGGAATTGAATAAAGTCCTGCAGCGATTGCCCTGCCTCCGTCGCCAAGGCTTTAGTCGTGTCAAAGATCCGCTGAATTGTGATTTTAGCCATATTATTTTCTAAAACTCCCAAACGCTTTGACGTTACCAAACTTATTCACAGGCATGATCGTGTCTAAATCGACCCTATCGTCCTTTTGAGGCTTCATTACGAAGTGCCGCTCGTCGCCTCCATATGGGAATTGACGCACGGGGTTGTCCCTGTTTTGCACCCTGTTAGCATACATCAACGCCGCTAGGGCGTCGCAATGGCCTATGCCCTCGGCCTCGTCGAACCTCTCGAAGTCAGTACGGTGTTTGTTAAACACGCCGCCACGGATCGAGCGAATGAGGAATTTACATCGTGGGTGTATCAAGATTTGGTCGAGCTCAAAGATGTTAGACATACTCTGCACTGACGCTAACCAATCCGATTTTGGAGGGGTCGCAAACTCCTCGCCTAAATCAAACAGGTCAATCAGCGTTTGCCCCTGCACGTCAGCGTGCTTAGCTTCAAACGTCCATTCGCCCCACTACTCCCGCATGCCCTTGACGATGGCGCTTGTTGGCGTGTTACGCCCATGCACGCATTCGTCCCATATGAGCAATCGGTTGTTGACGTAGTCGTAGGTATGCACCAATCCCGCTGTCAAGTCTCTTACTCCGCCCCAGTCCGCCGTCAGCTGCAAATAGCAAGGATTTGGTAACGCAAACTCGGCAACATGGCGCGCTGGGTTGAAGCTAGGGATAACCACTTTCGACATCACTCGAATGATTTGCGCAAGGTATTCCCGCTTCCACGCATCCGTATGCATCCCTCCGCAACGACGCGCTGCTTCCTCGATTTGCTCGGCGTTAATCGAAGGGCTGTCGTACACCGTGTATTGAAACAAGGTCCCTAAGCTTTCGCACTCGGGTAGCACCCTGACATGCACTGGGTGATCAGGTTCTTCGCTTGGACTTGTCACAAATATCTCGATGCCGTTGGATCGAAGTAACTGCGGACCCATCACGCTATCGACACCGTAATTAAAGTCCTCCCCGTTCACAAACCCGCATTCCTCATAGATGATAAGCGAGGCATTCCCGCCCCGGTTACCATCTACATAGGCTCGCTCTAGCGCGCCGAGACGCAGGGAGGAACCGTTGTAAAGATTGTATCGATACTCGCTCTTACTGCGCTTTAACAGCCCTTGTGGCGCGTCGGCCATGATGATAGCTAGGTTGTCATTGACCAAATCCTGGCACTGCTTAAACGTCGGAGCAATCACCCGCGCTATCTTTTTAGGGTTTTTAAGCAGGTATTCTAAAGCGTAGGCGCATGCCCAGTATGTCTTACCTATCTGCCTTGACGACAGGATACAAATCTTACGCGCCTTTGATTCACGCACCGTCTTACTGATATGCTTTTGCAAGCCATCCAACTTATAGGATAGCTCGCCACGGCACCAAAGGGCATTAATCACTGTTCCGTATGTGATGCTGTCTAGGTCAATCAATCTTTTGCCTGCACTTTTATGTCACCCGCCATGGCGGAAAGCCAGACAATAAACTCGATTACTCGCTGGCCCCAAAATCTCTCACCTATGGAAATAGGCGAAAAGCCATGCTTTACCATGAGCTCGTTAATTCTGTAAGCGTCGCTATTTGTCATTTTTTTTCTCTGCTCCCCCGCAATATCTCGCCCTCAATCATCGTGTAACTGGACACCAATATCTGAACGGCTATTGCTATGGATGTTGGGTCAGCCAATTTTTCTAAGTCCGACCTGTTATTGATTTCGTGAGCCAACTTGCCATACTTCCCAGCCAACTCTGCCAAAAACTTATATTTCAAAGCCAATTTTTCTAAGTCCGATCTATTGTTGATTTCGTGACCCAAGTCGCCATACTTCCCAGCCAACTCTGCCAAAAACT